GATAATTACTCACGACTAGTGGAAAAGTGGGAGCCGATTTTCGCGCACGGATCTTTTTCACCTATCAGTGGCCAACATAGAAGAGCTGTTACAGCAACTATCTTGGAAAACACTGAAAGAGCACTTCAGGAAACTGGAGATTTATCTGCTAACATGACATCTTTGCTGTCTGAGGCACCTACTAATGACGTCGGTACAACTGGTGGATTTACAGGTGGTTCTGCCGCAGGCGGTCCTGGTGCAGGTTATGACCCAATCCTTATCTCATTAGTGAGACGTGCTGTTCCTAATTTAATCGCATACGATATCTGTGGTGTTCAGCCTATGACTGGTCCTACAGGTCTTATCTTCGCAATGCGTGCAAGATATGGTTCACAAGGTGGTGCAGAAGCACTTTACAACGAAGCTGATACAGACTTCGCTGGTGCAGGTACACACGCTAATACTTTACCTGGTGGTTCTGTAACTACTGGTACAGGTATGACAACAGCAGCTGCTGAAGCCCTAGGCGATGGCGGTGGTACTAACTACGCAGAAATGGCGTTCTCAATCGAGAAAGTTACTGTTGCTGCGAAGACTCGTGCTTTGAAAGCAGAATACACAACTGAGCTTGCTCAGGATCTGAAAGCCGTACACGGCCTTGACGCAGAAACTGAATTGGCTAACATTCTTCAAACTGAAATCTTAACAGAAATCAACCGTGAAGTTGTTAGAACAATTTATGATACTGCTGTCGCAGGTGCCGCTGGTGCAGCAACTCCAGGTACTTTTGACCTTGACGTTGATGCAAACGGTAGATGGTCTGTTGAGAAGTTCAAAGGTTTAATGTTCCAAATCGAGCAAGAAGCTAACGCAATTGCTAAAGGAACAAGAAGAGGAAAAGGTAACGTTGTTATTTGTTCTTCTGACGTAGCCTCTGCTTTACAAATGGCTGGCGTGTTGGATTACACACCTGCTCTTAACTCTAACTCGTTAGAAGTTGATGACACAGGCAATACTTTTGCTGGTGTTCTTAACGGTCGTTTCAGAGTATATGTTGACCCATTCGCAGGTGCTAACTACATGGTAGTTGGTTACAAAGGATCATCTGCATTTGATGCAGGTTTATTCTACTGCCCATACGTTCCATTACAAATGGTTCGTGCGGTTGGTGAGAACAGCTTCCAACCTAAGATTGGATTCAAGACACGTTACGGAATGGTCGCAAACCCATTCGCGCAAGGTGCTGTATCTTCTCAAGGTTTGGGTGCACTTACTGCTGACGTTAACTTGTACTACAGAAAGGTTACAATCAGTAACTTATTCTAATCTTATTTTAATAATAAGAAGAGTTAGGTCAACTAACCACTTTAGAAGGAACCTTCGGGTTCCTTCTTTTTTATTTGTACTTTTTAGAGAAATAAGATCGCAATAGGAATATGCGTGTATACGCTACAACGGTCATTACAGCAGTGACCAGAGTGCCCAATATGACAGGGTCAGTTATACCGAACTTTTCTATATAGACCCAAAGAAGGAATAGGTTTAGGGGGTAATTGATAGCCAACCCAGTTGCGATCTGAGTTGCAGTTTCTTTATGAATACGTTTAGTTTCTTTTTTCATACCATTGCTGTCCATAATAAATTCAAGCAACCTTTTGTAAATGCTCCTTCATACCAAAGTATTAACATTGCTAATATTGTAATTGCCGTAAAGCACCAAACGATTTCTCTTATTAATTGTATTATCTCTTTCATAATCTGGTAGCCCGTAGGAGAATCGAACTCCTGTTGCATGGATGAAAACCATGTGTCCTAACCACTAGACGAACGGGCCGAATAAAATAAGGCTCCTTGACTGGTTCTCTACAAGAGTTAAATAGTGAGTCTTTGAGAATCGCTTGCCAAGAAGCCTTAAACTGTAAACTTAAAAATTCGTGGGTACCTGTCCCGGACTTACCTGATACTTGTTAACTCCAGTCTCGAAGGTAGCAAACTACCTCTATACCTAAAGGAGAAAGATCCTGGACTGCCGTCCTGTGTTGTTTAGGGTGCAACCTAAACCTATCTCGTTCTCAGTGCGCGGCTCCTAGCCGACTACAGCATCGAGCGTTTCTTCATGCTCGGACAGGGTTTCCTACCCACTCTATTGATTCGCAATTTAACCATGTGTTTAACCGATTCCTCGGTCTCAGGCAGAACCTGAGGCTGGTTATTTGACCTATTGTTACGAGCCTTTGGATTGATAAAGTCCTCTTCTCGACTCGAGGTATCTACTCACCGGATCATAGAATCGCGAATTCTATTTTCTCTTTCGCGGTGGGGCCTTTCCCTCAATATACAACCATTATACTACAGTTCTTTATGAATGTCAATAGTTTTTATGAAAAAAACTTAATTATTTTTAGCGTAGATATATTCCATAAAGGAAGCAGCGTCGTGATCTATTTTAGAATCAATTGCTTCAACAACACAAGGGACACCTTGCGCATCCATCTTTTTTACAAGATCCATTGCGGTTCTTGCTCTCATTATACCTTGGTCAATATATTCCATCGTTTGTGGGTTAACAATGTGAACATTAAATAATGTAAAATCAGTAATCATACGTCAGCGATTGTCTTCTCATTTAATACAGTACTTTGAAGTCTACCATACTTATCATAGGTATAAACAGTTTCTACTTGTGTATCCCCATTAATGCGAACTGTTGCTTTCACAACTCGAGTATCATACTCAACTTTTTGAAAATAGTTCGTTGGCCACATTGGGCTGATTGGTGTAATTTCCATTGTCATTCCTCGTTGTCATAGTACTTAAGCATTTCAACATCTTCACCTGATGTTCTTGTTTTTATATATCCCATATCTATGAGGGTATCAATGGTCTCCTGTGTAATCTTTTTAGATTGTTCAAATGTAGGTCCTTCATTACGACCCATCCAAAATCCGATTACAGTAAAGATGACTGCTGTGGTCCAATACATCCACATGTCCATAGTTATTCTCCGTATCTTGCTAAGACAGCGTCAATGATTTTTTCTGGCGTGGTTTGTTCACTATCGCGATCCACGACCAAATAATCATCGTCTTCAACTTTTGTCTTGATGAAATCATTTGCGATCGCCATTTCATATAGCTGATCTTCAGTCATGACCTCAAGACACGCTTCTAATAAGTCATCCTTTTGGATAAACCTATTTCTTGCGTCTTCAAGCAATTGCTTTGCTAACTGTTCCATATAGACTCCTAACCTAATTATACCAATACTAATTATAAATTATGCAACTTCTGCGCCATTATAACCTTGCCACCAAGATGGTGCAGGTCGACCCCAATTCCATTTAGCAAACGGTTTCGCTGCGTGATAATAGTTTCTGTAAGCTTGAACAGCGTCACCTTCAACCTTACAATCGGGATAATGGTTCATTGCCTGTGCGAACTCAGTTAGTCCGACATCAGGGATATTCTTAGGAGGAGCACTTAGTAGGACACCAAGCTTTTCCCATGTAGCGTGCGATTTGTTTCTGCGGTATTCAAATTCATTTGCCATCGCACGGAAATGTTCGTAATGCCATTCGTAGTTTGTTTTACTTTCCAATGTCCAAGTAGTACATGGATGATATTTATGAACGGCTAGGTAATACAGTTGGTCACGTTCATCGCCAAATGTATAGTAAGTCTGAATTGTTTTACCAGACTTGGAAGGTCTTTTTTCTGGTATACCATCAAGCAACCTATGAGCAGTAGATAACATTTGCCCAGATTCAACAATCATCTTACCGACGTGCTTGTCACATAGCATTTGTGCTGCGCGGATTGGATCGTTGTCTAAAATAAAAATATTCATAGTTGCGTATTATATACTAGTTTTTTTAAAATGTCAATAGTTAAATGGTACCGCCACCCGGACTCGAACCGGGACGACCGAAGTCGAGAGATTTTAAGTCTCTTGTGTCTACCAAATTCCACCATGGCGGCAATATAGTGAAAAGCCTATCGGACGACAGGCTCTTCGGTTCGGACAGAACGTCCTATGCTGCGTTAAGCATGGTGGCTGGGACTCTCCAAATTCCTTGAGAAGTCGAAACCTTAATGTTCTTTTGCATTACTTTCTCAACAACACCGGAGATTTTTTCTCCTGACCTGTTTATGAAGTAAACAGAATCTCCTGTCGAGAAGTTTCCTGTTGCCATAGTAGCAACGTTGGTTTGATGTTGCTTGAACAGTGAAGCAACAGTTTTAAAATCAGCACCTTCCATCTTAGAGAACAAAGTGTTGATTTTCGCGATTTCATTTTTAGTTAACATAATATATTTCCTTTTCCAATTTATACGATTATTATACCACAGTTCAAACTAAATGTCAATAGTTTTTGTGAACTTTTTTTCATAAAGTTTAACCTACTCCAGGAGTAGGACCCAGTGGACCAAACGTGGTAGTCATAGATTCTTGAGCGTCTTCAATCTCATAGAGATCGACCTTAAGCTCAGAAATCATACCCATAATTTCTTTTGAGAAGTATTCCTTCCCAAGGTGTTGGTTGAGAGTTAACATTGCGACTTCAGCTTCACGCAATGCTTCTTGCTTTTTTTCGATGTTCTTAATGACTTCCATTTACATCATCTCCAATAAAGTTGAAATTACCACAGCAGTTGTTCCTAATATAAGGAATGATACCACACCAACCACCAAACGATTAAAGAAATCTTGCATTCTTAAGTTCCTTTTCCAATTTACAAAACAATTATAATACGAATGATAGAGAATGTCAACAACTTTTTTAGCTGTTGACACAATTTTTTTAATACGGAGCGACGAACGTCTTGTTTTTGTTATACCTTCCTTTACCTGAATAACCTACTGCCCAAACGGCTTGAAGCGGTGAAGTTTCATTAGAAACCTTAAGGTATTCTTCAACCGTATAGTTATCAACCAAACAGTTAACCCAAGATTTCCAAGGGAAGGAACCGTACTTGTTCCTAGCAATAAAAGCAGGCTTTACTTTACCTACCCAAGAAGGGTGACAGTTAGGATGAACTTCGTCCATCGTTTTAGAACCAACATAATCACCTTTATACATGAGGTACATACCGTCCCAAGTAAACAATTCTTTATCAAATTTTGTCATATCAATTTCCTTTTCCATTTTATAGTACAATTATAATCTATATCATAAAGAATGTCAATAGTTTTTGTGAAAAAAGTTGAATTATTTTGTGCTTTAAAATGTCCTCTAGAATGCCCGCTAGATGGAGACCATTATTATACAGTACCACAAAAAGAGTCTTCTAGTGGGTGATTATAGGATGATAATTATTTGTTACAGTAGATCCTTTCGTTATAAATAACGATATGGAAGAAATATTTCAGCTCATCGCAGATGTAGGATTGCCTATTGCTGGTGCGATTGTTATGGGATTCTTTATATTTGTTATCATTAAGCAAATTTTGGAAGGAATTGTCGAGAACATTTCAACACTAACAATGTTCGCAGAATCTTTGGAAAACCGAGCAAGAACAATGTCGAATGAGATGGTCAAAATTGACCTTCTTGTTAGCAGTGCGTTAGGATTAAACCCAGACATTGAAAGAGTGGCAAGAGCAGAAAATTTCGTTGAAGACGGTAAAGTCGACGTAAGAAGAGATTGATATGGATGTAGCAGTATTGATACAGGAATATGGGTTTCCTGTAGTAATGGTGGTTGGACTTGGTTATTTCATTTACTTTATTTGGAAGTTTGTGAACGATAAGTTACAGCCTGAAATTGACAAGCAACACTTTGCACTTATAAGATTAATCGACCGTATGAGATTACTTGACCAAGATCTGATACGGCTACAACAAAAAGTAGATGTTGTTCTTAAGTATAGAGAAGTTGAAGAATTGAAGAAAAAAGGTGATAAAGATGAAGAATGATGAATATAGTAAAATTGATAAATTCCTAGTCGGTAGCGCTTGGTTTATTGTAATCTTATACTTTATTTTAGCGGCAGGCAAGGTATACGGTGAACCTATTGTTCACAAATTCAAAAATCCCAGTTTCAGCGGTGTTGGAACAGGAGCACATTATCTCACTATCGAGAACCAAGAACATTCAAGAAAGAAAGCGATACGAGATGCACTCGACGCTGCGGAGCGTGCAGCACAACGAGAATTAGATAACTCAACGCTGTCAAAGTTTATAAGAAACCTTGAAAGCAGAATTTATGCTCAGTTAGCAAAACAGTTAGTAGACAATATGTTCTCTAACGATAATCCTGTTAGATTTGGATCTTTTGTATTAGAAGGATCCACAGTTACTTACGAAGTTATTACGAATGCCGACGGAACAGAATTTATTAAGATGACAATTGTGGATGAAAATGGTACCACAACTGTAATTGAGATTCCTATCGGCTCAGGCAACTTTGGAAGTGACGGAACTGATGGAGATGGCGACGGTGGTTAAACTTTTATCTTCAGCATTCCTATCATTAATTTTATTGAGTGGTTGCGCACTAACACCAAAATGGTCTGAAGGACCTGCGAATTGCGAATATGGTAAAGGCATATATGCAAAAGGATTTAGTAAAGGTCCTGAAGATGCTGATGGTGTTGGACCATTCGGCGATGGATATTTACTTGACTCCCTATATACGGGTACTCG